TAGACAATGCCTTGAGCAAGTCAGTAGAAGAAGCCAATGCAGAAGTGTCCACCTCGAAGTCACGTACCCGTTGGTCAGGCAAGTGCATGCGGATAGTGAACGCGTAAGCGCCGTCAGCCTTCTTGATGCGCTGGATTGGATAGAACAGCGTACGGCAGAACGTGTAGGGCTGCATCACACCGTCTTTGTCACGGATGAAGCGCAGCATATGGTCTGACTGGTATTCATAGCCCTCAGGCATTGGAGGCACGATGGCTTCCAACACTTGGTCAGGCTGCGCCTCGTCAATAACCTCTACCGTTGATTCCGCTGGTTCAGGCAGAAGTCGTCCCAGCACGATTGGTGACTTGATGTTTCCTTTATGAACACAGCCATCGCAGGTGGACGGGTTACAGCGTTGAAAATATTCACAAGTAGCAGGGCCACTATCCCAAGTGTTATAACGGGTATCAACGTCCACATTAGAGTGGCCAGTAGCCGCTCGATGTTCGCTCCACTCATGTGCCAGAGGCTCTCCCTCGACGCAGTGCTTAATGATGCCGATGATGCCGCGCCATGATTCATAGTCAACGTCTCCTTTGGTGTCACGCATCTTGCCAACTTGAGCGCAGTGGTTTGCAACTTCATGGGCAGACGAGTCAATCTGGGGGCCGAGGTGGCCAATCAAGTCATCATTCAAGCCTTCCACGGGGGCACGGCTAATCAGTTGTTGGGGGATGACGTCGTACTTAGCAACAGCCGCTTGGACTGCTGCATGGAAATCTTTGGGGGTAACAGCTATGCCTTCGCGCAAGACCTTAACTTGTCGAGCGTCACGTCCGGGTTTTCTGTTATGGCTTCCCACTGGGCGTAGGACGGATGAAAGGTCAGCCGTACGAGTTGGGTCAACCAGCAGACCAGCAGCAGCCAAGGAAGATTTGAAACCGCTAGCCATAGTGCGCCATGAATTTGGGCCAATGGATTGCGTAAGGGGCCAGTAACAGTGGATACCACCTCCAGAGTCAACCAGCATGGGGTCAGGAAAGCCATGAGTACGGCAAAAACCCACAATGGCCACAGCAGCATCTCGCTTTGTAGCGTAGCCTTTTCCCTCAGCAGCCTTTGTTTCTCCGCAGTCAATATCTGCCCAGAACGCCTTTGCACGAAACCAATTCGGTTCGCCGCGATATTTTTTCTTAGTCTCTCCGTTGACGACCACTTCATAGCTTGGCTCCTTGTATGCAGCGCAGGCGTGATAGACAGTTAAGTTAGTTTGCTTGTCGTAGGAAGCGATGGCCTCAGCCATCAGCTCCAAAGATTCATACGCCTTGTGGGCGATGCCGGACGAACCGGCACGACTCAGGCCAACGAACTTATACCCATCTTCCGGCAAGATTGTTTTTAGGAAGGTGAGTGCGTCCATGTTATGCCTGTGCGATGATTGATTTACCCGAGGCGTGTGCGCCGATAGTGATGGTGCGGTCAATGTGGGCCATGGCCACCTTAACTAGCTCACCTGCTTGGATGTTGGTGTCCGCAGCTTCTACGATGACACGGGCCAGCAGTTCAGCCAGACCGATGATGATTTCTCCGTGGTTGAAGTCTTTGCCACTGAGGGCTAGGTTCGCTTCTACTACGACACCGGCGACTTTGCGCTGGTCAACTTGATATGACATATGCTCTCCAGAAAATGAAAGCCCCGAAGGGCTGGGAAGAAGGTGGGGTACTCGCTGCACTGCGGCTTGGAACTGTTTGTTGTCAGGCTTTCTGACGCAGCATCCGCTTTCCCCCTAAACCAATTAGTCGTCGAAGTTCAGATCGTCGAGGTTCAGGTCTGGAATGTCAACCTCAACAGGTGCGGCTTTCACTTCAGGCTTAGGCTCAGCTTTTGGCTTGGCCACAGCTTTAGGCTTCTCAGCCACGGGTGCTGGTGCAGCAGCCTTGACTTCCACGGTTGGCAACTCTTCGTCCTGAGCAGCTTCAGCAGCAGCGGCAGCAGCGATACCGTCAGCGCCCAAGATGGACAACACAACGTCGGAGCCTGCAACTTCTTGCACTTGAGCATAGCCAGCGTCGCTCAACAAACCTGTAGGCTTGAAGGTCAGCTTAGGGGTTGGGGATTCCATATCGAAGCCGATACGGGTAACCACCATGTTGTAGCCAACGCCGCGCTTAGCGAGCATCTTGCCGTACTCACCCAAAGACTTGATGGATGCTGGTGGCACACGCAACAAGTAGGGGTCATTGATCTGGTCAGCGGTAGCAATAGCCATACGGACGCTGTCTTGGCAAGCTTTGCCTTTGCCGCCGTTGTCGCCGATCTTGGAGCCCCATTGGTTATGTGGGCAGGCTGCGCAAGACTTGGCTTGTGGCTCAGCCACAGATGAATCAGGACGGTCACCGGTGTTGGAGAAACAATCAGGCTTCACGGCCTCAGCGCCTTCTTGGTAGCCTTTGATGTAGAACACTTTGGATGTGCCCTTGTTGGCCTTGACCAACACGACTTCGATTGATGGCACTGCGATCTTCTCGCCGTCCACATCTTTAGTGAGCACAGTACGCTCGCCGTCACGGACAACCGTAAAGTTCTTGCCCTTGATGGACATGACAGGGAAGCCCGTACCAGCGTGGGCTGTCAAGTCATCGTTGACTACTGCGCGGTTGGCTGATTTCAGATATGCAGGCAGGTTGCTTGCGTCGGTGTTGAATGGGATGATGTTTGACATCTTAGTTTTCTCCAGTGGGTTGAGGGTTATGAACGACGGATGTTGACCACACGTTCCGAGCGCCAGTTGATACCGGGTGGAAGGTCTTGGTGTTCATCTTTGTATTGTTGGATGGCTGTCTTAGAAGCGCGAACTTCCATCAGATGCCAATCTTCACGGGACTTAACGAAGGACATGAAGGCGTCCTTGTCAGCCACAGAAGCAGTGCTGCGTTCAGTAGTATAGGCTGTACCAAACTCAGTCTTGACCGAGTCCATGCCTGTCGTCTCGAACGTCTTAAGTAAAGCGGATTCAATCTGGTCAAGGACTGTATCCAATTTCTCTACCTTGTTCTCATACTCGGCTTTGAACTCAGCTTTTTTATCGCGTAGCTCAATGTACTTGGCTACCAGTTCTGATATTTTCATTGTTGTGTTCCAGTGAGGGGGACGGAGGTTACCATCAAATAAGTGCGTGTGTATAGTGGTTTCTACTGGTCGCTCTCAATTCCTTTCTTTCGTCTACCGCGCAGCATTGGCGCAGTGGTTAAAGCTCTACGTACTGTCCATCCATACGAAGCCACTCGCATGTACAGAGAGTGCCGTTTCATACCTAGCTGGTCTGCCCATTCGGCCACAGTCTTTCGTTGGCCATCCAACTCCCAGACATTGTTGGACCTCGTGTTCCGTTGCTGTTCCTGTTTAGTGGACCACTTACAGTTGTCAGGTGTGTAGCCTTTGCTGTTGTCCTTCCGGTCAAGCGTTAACCCTTCGGGGCGCACTCCCATGTCGGTAAGAAAGTTTTTAAAAACCTTCCACCGTTCGCACACAGTAATACCACGCTCACCGTAATCCTTGAACTGCGGGTTGTTTGGGTTGCCACATCGCTGCATCATGGTATGCCACGACTTATACGTTGGGCTGCTGCTGGTGTGGGTTGTATGCCCGTGGGATTTAATGCTCATCTGTTATTCCTTGCATGATGTCTAGTAGAGCGCCCTGAAGTTTTTCCTTACCCTGCAATCGCTTATAGATTCTTCGTTCAATATCACTTCCAGCAATATGAGCGATAACCGTCGTGCGGGTCTGTCCGGGGCGTCGAACTCGAGCGTTCGCTTGCAAGTATATATCATTTGAGTGTATCGGCGCGTACCAGATGATGGTCGTTGCCGCAGTCAGCGTTAGCCCGTGGGACATGGTGGATGGGTTGGCCACGATCACACGGATGTTGTCAGTCTTCTGGAACTCGCCAAAAATCCGGTCTCGGTCAGACTTGGATGTCTCGCCATGGATAGCAGCACAGTCCCAGTGTGGGCACAGCTCTTCCATCAAGTGCTCAAGCACACCAGTCAACGGGACGAACACAAGCACCTTGCCCTCGGACTCTTCAATGAGCTCCTTCAACACGTCTATGCGTGGTTTGTTTGGGATGTGTATGTACTCGCCCTTAGCGCCGTATGCCACACCGCAAGCGATCTGCACTAGCTTGTTAGCCTTCACAGCCTCGTTCACAGCGAGCACTTGGCCGCCCTCGTATTCCATCTTGAGCTTGTCCAGCATGTTTTTGTATGCTGCCTTCTGCTCAGTGGTCATCTCAACGTCGCGGGTAACGAACGTCTGCTCGGGCAAGTCAATACAGTCATCCAATGCGAAGCGCACTGCTGGCTGCATGATGGCCTTCACTGTGTCCACTGCGTCCTTACGGGCAACCCACTTGAACTGGGTCAACTGCTTCATCACCATGTCGCGGAACTTGCCAAAGTATTTGGGTACTACGGGGCTCGTTGGTACAACGATACGGCATTGCGCCCATGCGTCTGTTGGTTCATGTGGTGTTGGCGCACCAGTCAATCCCCACACACGTCGTGACGTTTGCTTGTTGCAGATAGCGTTGAGTGTCTTCCAGCGGTCAGTACCAGCATTACGGAACATGGCAATTTCGTCCACGATGATGAGGTCAATGTCATCACGCTTCTCCAAGTCTTCCAAGATGGTCTTGATGCCGTCGGTGTTGATGATGTACACATCAGCGTCTTGTGCCAGCAGCTTCTTGCGTCGCTCTCGTGTGCCGTACAGCACAGTAGCATCCAGATGTGGGAACGTCTTGAAGACTTCATCAGCCCAAGTGCGCTCCATCGTGGACAGCGGACAGACAATTAAAGCCTTCTTCACTAGCTTGCACTCGCGCATGTAGTCGTAGGCCCACAGCGAAGTAACCGTCTTGCCCAAACCCATAGAGTTCAGGCAGAAGGCACGGTCGTGCATAGCTAGGAAGTTGGCAGTCTCCACCTGCGCTGCGAATGGTTTGAACCGGCCCGGCCATTGGTAGTAGTACTCCATAGGGTCTGGTGGGTTGAACCCCAGATTACGGAGCACCTTGACTTCCTCTGGTCGGTGCGGCACAGCCACTAGCGTGTCCCCCTCATGAGAAACCAAACGTGCCGTTGGGATGACAGTGGTAACTCGTGAAGGGTTGCGCAGTTTAAAGATGAGGGCTTTTTTGTCTTTTCTAATTAGCATGAGAGTCTCATTGCAGCGAGCACAGCCAGAATGGCTTCTTCTGTTGCATACGGGAAGTCAATATGGTGTATGGTCATGTCAGGGTCATTTCTCATAACCCAGACAATCTCTTTGCTGCCGCTCAAAACATTGCCGCGAAGCTCTGCTTTGTAAACACCCTCTGGGACTTGGTACCCAAAGAATGTGTACACGCCTGTATCGACGTGCCTAAACGGATTAGGAACCGTATTTATCGCCATTGGTTTTTCTCCATCCTCGGTTGGTAGTTTGGTCAACCACACGGAGATTGCCTTTGCCGTTACCGCCACCGCCATCCAGCATCTTCTTGTGGTCAACGTCTTTGCCGTCGCCCTTCTTGACTTTGCCTTCTTTGGCTAGTGCAGCTCGGGCTGCATTGCGCTTCTCACGGTTGTCCACTTGTTCTGGTCTGGCGTTGTACGCCTTGTCATATGCGGCTTTCTTAGCCCCGCCCTTGTTCATAGGAGTCCTCCAAATAATCACGTAGTTGTTCGACATCATCGACTACCAAGGCTTTGCCCCAGTGGTCTTTGATCTCTGCGATGACACGGTCTTGGTTAGCCGTGGTGTCACCCCTCTTGCCGGGGGCCTTTGTCTCGATTGCTAGAAACTTTCCTTCCCAGCAGCAGATGAAATCAGGGATGCCCACAACGCCGAAGCCGTTTTGCATGGGCATGAAATACCAGATGTCTCGTTTGCGCAGCTCTTTCTTAACTGCGTCTTTCACTTTACCTTCGGGGGTTTGCGCCATCTGCGATCTCCAGTGCTGCTTGGGCGATGTTCTTTGCCCCTACATAAAAGCCGTCGACAGGCAAACAAAGGATGGCTTCAAGCGCCATTTTGAATCTTGCTTCTTCTGGTGTCATTTCAATGTTGCTCGGTTAGTTTTAGGGTCGTACCTGTATGCGTTGGGGTTCTTGTTCCCACTGGCCTTCATGGCACGGTCAATAGCGCGTTGGGCAGCGGTCATGTTGTCCCGCTTCTTGCCCTCTGCTGTCAGCGTCTTGCCGTCTTTCTCCAAGTGCCCACGGGCAATCAGAATCTTGATGGCTTCGTCACGACTACCAACTTGGTCTGTTAGTCGATCAATCAACTGGTGTTTACCTGTATGCGCTGTCATTTCTTGTCCTTGTAAAAGTCACACGATTTAACTGGGCACCAGCCACGGCACAGGCCGCTAGGACGGCAAGGCCATGACTCACGCTCATATGCAGACTCTAGCTTACGCACTCTTGGGAGGAAGCCGTTCCAGATACCTGCGACTTGGTCACGATGATAGGTGGCTTTGTCAATCTTTTTGTCGCGCAGCCATACGAAGCCAGTCGTTACGTAGTTCACTTCGGGGTAAGTTGCGAACGTGTAGCCAACATAGAGTTCGAGCTGCTCAGTCAGCTTGCGTTTGCCAGTCTTGTAGTCGAACACGCCAGCCCTGTCACCGTGGATAACCAGCAAGTCAGCGATACCGCGTGACCACGCATTGCCCCATTCAGCGGGTTGGAAGTTCTTGTCCACAGCCATCTGTTCTTCACAGAGCTTCTGGCCGGGGAGTGCAGCGAACTTAGCCGCGATGCCCTCCCACTGCTCCATGCCTTCGGGCAACGGTACGCCATCACGCACACGGTACTCCATAGCAGTGTGGACTTTCTCACCCCACATCGTCGCCTCAGTCGGGGGCTCCTTCACGTCCTTCAGCACACGAACGTGGTAGAACTGACGTGGGCACGTCTCAAATTTGTCAAGCTGGGAGTATGTCCAAGCGGGTATAGCCATAGGGGTTCCTCTCAAAGACCAAAGTCTTTAAGTTATTTAGCGTCAGCGTAGTTCTTACCGATGTCACCTTCACATGAGACAGGCAGGTCAGCGCACCACTTAGGTGGAACTTTCATTACCTCTAGCATGTACTCTAGACACCACTTTGCAGCGGGGTTCGGTACAACAGATACTACCTCATCATGCACGGTCAGCGCAACTTTATATCGTCGGTCAGCATCAGGGTTGTCGTTCTTACGCAACTCAATGTCGATCTTGGCCATCTGGTCAAACACAACGATACGAGCCAGAGCTTGCACAATGTTCTCTACCATCTTGCCACCGTAGATTTTAACAGGGCCGTAGCGTCCGTCGTACTCGTAGCCGTCCGCGTTCTTGCGCAGGTTGGGGTAGCGAATCATCGTACCGTTGGGTAGGTGCACACCCTCAGGCGTACAGCGCAGAGCGATGCCCACACCGAGCTCGCACTCAAAGCCTTTACACATCTGAGCCAGCGCGTTCTGTGCGTCCTTCCAGATTTGGGCAATCTTGTCGTACTTGGCGCGGTATAGCTTGACGGTGTTCTGAGCTTCATCCAATGGCATGTCCACGGAGATACCGCCCATACCGATCTTAAGTGTCGCCTTGAACTTGTCAGGCCCCATGCCGTAACCTAGGCCAAGAATACAGGTCTTGCCTACGAAGCCCTCAACCTTGTCTGGGTTGTACTCTTTGCCGTTCTCGTCGATAGCCTTGGCCTTACGGTCAACATGGCGGCCATACACCACAGAAGCAAACGATGAATAGATGTCCACGTTGTTGCGGAAGTCCTCAACCAAGTCATCTTGGCCAGCCCACCATGCAACGACACGGGCTTCGATCTGAGCCGAGTCAACTGCAACCAGTGAGTGCCCCTCTGGCACAGTAATTGACCGACGCAGTGCCCCGCCGCGAGGCAGGTTCTGAAGGTTCATCTTATCGCCACCTGAAGCCCGACCAGTATGCGCTCCCCAGTAGTTGAGCAAAATCGGTAGACTCCCTCGCTCGGCAATACCAATGAACGATTCGGTACGGGTTTCTTCAAGCGTAGATTTGACACCGAGACGCGCAGCAACGACGGCCTGCACCCTTGGGTCATGATGGTCGGCGAGAGCTTTGAACTCTTGGTCAGTTTTACCAAACGCATACGTCTCCTTGTTTGTACGAAGGCTAACCTTCATGGGTGGTTTGACGCCGAGCTTCTCCAACACGGCAGCAAACTTCGGGTTAGACATCAGGGCGTCACGGCCAACGGTTGCGTCGATGCGCTCCATCAGCTTGGCCTTCTTGTCCTGCACGTTGAACAGGTGGTCAATCAGTACAGGCTTGTCCAGCTTGAGTACTGGGTCGGTGAACATGCGAAGCATCAAGTCTTGGATGTAGAGCTCCTTTGGTGGATTCCACTGCTTAAATACATGATAGAGGCCGTAGGTCAGGTCAACGTCATGCTTACAGTATTCGCCATAGCGAGCCATCTGCTCAGGACTGAAGTCTTCGCGGCGTAAGCCAAGCGCATTGACAACCTCTGTGCCCTTCTCATCCAGTAGGTACTTCTTAGCCAGTGCGGCTAGTGAGCCGCCGACCGTAAGGCCCGTAATGGGTCGTGCCATTGATAGGGTATCGAGATAGTACTTGGGGCGGATGCCGTACCGCCATGCAAGGATTGCTCCATCGAAGGCCATGTTGTGGCAAATGAGGTAGGCATTAGGAATGCCGAGTTCGTGAAGCGCTTCGGTAATCTGCCGGTCAGTCCCCGTGACCCAGTGGGTTTCCCCGTCGTCAACTTTGTAGGCGAATCCAATGACTTGGAATTGCTCGTCTCGGATGTAGTGTTCGGTGGTGTATTTTTTGAGTCCATAGTCTTTACTGTAGTACGTCTCAAAGTCGAGGGTGATGAGTTGTGTCATTTGTTTTTCCTTGATGCGTCTTCCAGCATGCGCTTTTCCATCAGCACAGCATCAAACATTTCTTGGTCGAGCACGTTCTTACATGCCTTGTACCAACGTGAGTCGTCAATCATTCTGTTGATTCGTTTTATCTCCACATTGACCTTGGCGATTTGAGTACCAACAGTTATGTACTGTGGGTGTCCAGCGTTATAGGTCAGCAGGGAGGCTCGGTAGTCAGTGAGTTGCGTCAGGGCTTCCTCAGGGGGCATGGTCTGCACAACCATCCACCAGTCTTTACTACCAATGTCAGATGCGGTCATCTTTCTGTATGGCGTGGACAGCCCGATTTCTTTTCTCATCCTGTCGCCCTCTGTATGGTGATACGAACCTTCATAGGCTTGCCGTTAATCTTGAAGCTGTCAATATCAGCTTGTGCTTCGCTTTTGCTTTCATACAGCGAGTAACCCACTGTGCTCCATGCAGCCTTGTGGAAGGCACTGTCACGGATTTCGATTGCCCACATTTCTTTAGATGTGCGGTGTGCTTGACGTGCGGTCATAGTGGTGCGGCCTCAATTTGATTTATCTTTTGCACGGTAATAGTTCGGATTGCGTTTGGCTCTTCCCGAGGCGATCTGTTCACGAGCTTCAGCAAAGAAGTCAAGTCCGTTGCCGGAAATGGCCAATGGTTTCCGTGGCTCCCTTGGTTTTGAGCGGTACGGCTTCTTTTCTTTGGGCCGCTCATTTACGGTCTCCCAGTTCGGCCAAGGTGCGCCGGGCGCTAACACCGTCTTGATCGTTGATTGCTCGGGCTCGTTTGTAGATGATGTCTTCTTGGACAATGTCGAGAGCTTGTTCGAGTTGTCTAACATTACACGCGTCGAGCTGCGCATCATGAATCTCCATTGCTAAGTTGATTGCTTTGAGTTCAGGGCCAGTAGCCACGAACCGCATGTCGTTCTTTACGCCACGCTTAGCTACAGATAGTAGAGCATCCTGTCCAGCGCGAATTTCTTCAGCCCAGTCAGAGCCGATACCCATACGTCCGAAGCCTTCCATCATATTGAACGCGCCGATGATGATGTCAATGTTCTCTTTGTCTGCTTGGCCTAAGCGAAGCTGCTCAATGGCTACGTGGTTCTTGATGCGTATGTCCACAGCTAACGACACAGATGTGAATGGCTTGAGCCCACTCGTCACCCATGTCATTACGTCAAGGCGTACGCCCTTCGGTTTGTATTTACTCTTCTTTCGCATCACGCGCCACTATTGCTTGGAGTTGCAGGAAGATAGCCATGAGTAAGAAACACATGGCGTACCCAACGGTGAAGAACAGCATTGAGAACGCGCCCATCAGGAATGCGCCAGCAGCACAGACACACAGTACGTTGTAGAGAGCGTGGTAAGTCACATTGAATCCAATCTTGCTTTAACTAACAACGTAGCGACAGCATCTTGGATGCTCTCACCTTCCTTGAGGACGTACATGGTCGGGCCTGACTGTCGGCCACCAACTAGGTTTTTACCTAGGGTGTTTTGAGTGTGCAACACAAGCACTGTCCCGTTCATTGCTCGAAATATTTGCACAGACGTTTGTGATTCGCCCATGTTGTGGTGCGCAGCCGTAGCATATGCGCGGTCTTCGGGAATGCTGATCTCGGCGTCACGCAGCCAGTTGCGTAGTTTCTTTTTAATCCAGCTCATGCTTGCACCGCCTGTGGGTAAATAAATTCTTCGTTAGACTTGTCCAACACTCCCTCAACTTTGGTTGCCTGTGTGTAAGCAGTGATGACATCAGGATGAACGCGCTGCATCCACTCCATGAACTTGTGGTAATCGTTGAGGCGCGGCTCAATCCAGTTGGCGTGGTTCTTCAAGTTCTGCACTTCCATTGTTAATGAGGCGACGTGCGATTCCATAGTGCTCTTGAACTGCTCAAGCCTATTGGGGTTGATGATGGTGGTAGCGTTGCCACTACTGTCGTAGAGCTTCTCGGTAACGATTGGTTGGTATGCGTAGTTGTTCATACTATGCTCCGAAGATTTGTTTGAGTTCGTCGTACAGCTTGCGAGCTTGCACGATGGAGAGTGTGTTGAGATCAACGGGGGTGACTTGCACTGCTGGTGGGCTGACTTGCTCACCTGTTGTCTTCCTACGCAAGACGATCTTCTTAACTGGTGCGAGCTTTGTCTCAGCTTCCGCTTGTCTGTTAGCCGCATGACCTTCCTTGATGCGGCGAGCCATTTCTTCTTTGCCGAGCTTGGCACGCGCTGCGTGCATCTTGGCCACGACGTCTGCTTTAACTGCACGAGGGTACGCATCTACCGCTGTTGAGTACATGTACTTGCCAGTAGTGCTGCACTTGGCCTTGTGTAGCAAGCCCCGCTTCTCCAGTGTGTAGAGCTGCGATATGACGGACGACTCAATGATGTCACCATCGAAGGCACGAGCCACTGCATTGCCATAGCAAGCAGGGTGGGCTTTAATCCAATCGAAGATGCGTTCGTTGTTGGTCAGCTTGATTGGCTCTGCAACCAATGGCTGGTCAGGGTCGTCGAACGTGAGGTTGCTGAGTTCAGTAAGTTGTTTCATTTTGGGTATCACTTTCGTGAAGAGTTCAGTACGTAAGTCAGACATAGTTATTTGTCCAGTTGTTGCTCTACCATGATGGAGATGAACAAGTCTCGCAACTCGTCCATGTCTTTGCAGACTTTGGAATACTTGCCGCTACGGAGGATGAAGCCGTTATCGACTTTCTCTACCGTGAACGACGTAGTGTTGTGCATAAATACCCTAGGCTCCAATGGAGCCTGCGGCCATGCTTGGTTAACTGCTCCCATGCCTATTCCTATGCTGTTTGCAGAGTTCCACATTGCTTGTTGTCCTGCTGCGTTTGTTGCGTTCATTGCTGGGTGAATCCTTCGTACCGCTTTCTCGTATTCCACCTCGCGCTGACGTTCCGCAAGATACGCCATCGCGTCCGCGTGATCATCGGGGATTTTCATCGCGTTGTCGTTTGAGGCACTCGACGAGCTTCTCCAAGTAGTGCAAGCCTTTACCAACTTCTTGAATGGATTCATCTTTACTCCCCATACGCATTACATATTTCAAAGCACCGCCACGGTAGTAGCCGATTTGTTGC